GTTGCGATAAAAGCATCACCATCATCTGTTGTGCCAACAGAAACAGTCGCTGCATTAGTATCATCATTTACAGTTGTTACGTTTAAAACAACGTCTGTAATTTGTGAATTTGCAGGAATTGTTCCAATTACCTGATTAAGATGTGAAGCACCTGTAATATCAATAAATGCAGATTGTGCCATTACAACTTGGCCTACGTTTTTAACATCAGATCCTAAAGTAGTACCTGTTGTTTCTTTGATTGTTCCGGCCTTTACTGGACCAGAAAATGTAGTTGTTCCCATGTCTATCTCCTTTTGTTAATAGTCCCCTAAGGGTCATGAGGTTAATAAAGCTACATTCTTGCATAAAAAAAGGGCGCAGTCAAAGACATACGCCCTTCTTGTTTAATTAATTATTTATTAGGCAGCGCCTGAAGTACCAAAGATACCTCTAGGATCAGAGAAACCAAATGAGTATCTCTCTCTAGCTTTGTATCTTACGTTACCTGTGTCGAAATCACCTTCCATGTTTGTGGACATTGGTGTTCTCACGAAGTGCTTTAGACCATTAGGTGCATCAGTTTTAATGAAGAATGCATCTGTGTCAGTTAAGAAGTGATTTACTACATAACCTTCAGGAATCATTCCCATGTTTCTGATAGCGTTAATGTCATTGTCTGCTGTACCTGTTCTTAGCGCTGAGCTCATTAATCTGTCAGCAGTAAACTGTAATTCTTTTGGAATGATCAGTTTTCTACCTTGAGTTGCGATTTTTAAACCACGCTCGTCTACGTATGCAGCAATGTCAATTAAAGCTTGCTCAAGTGATACTTCGTTTAAGTCAGCGTCTACTGCTAATCTGTTGGAGAAAGTACCACCGACTGCAAGTGGGTGTGCTGTGTTAATAAGTGAAACACCGTCACCACCTGGGTTAGTACCTGCAGCTCCACCAGCAGCAAATGCTGTGTTTAAAACGTCAGCAGCTTTAACTTGCTTTGTGTTAGCCATTGATCTTGCAAGAGCTTTTGTGTAACGAGAAGAAAGCTGATCGTAGAGATTATCTTCTACAGCTTCTTCAGTGATTGAAAAGCCTAATGCAATTGTTTCGTGTGTGTAACGTGAAGTATAAGCTTCAGCAGCAGTATCATAAGAGATACCTGCGCCTTCAGATTTAACTGGAGCTGATCCAAAACCTGAAAGCATTACTTCTTCTTCGAATGCTCTGTCAGAAGACTCTTGATCGAAGATTTCTGTGTGCTCTTGCTCATATCTTGCGTATTCCAAGCCAAACAGTGCGTTTAAACCTGGTTCTAACTCTTTAACGAGTTGACTTCTTGAAATAGCCATGGTTTATACCCCTGCCTTTCCACCAGTGTAATAGTGAAGGTTTGGTTTTACGATCAAGTTACCGTTAGCAGCAGATGTATCATCGTTATCTGGATCTTTTGAAAGACCTACGATAATCCATGTTGAGCTAGCGTTTGATGCGAAAGTGTCCACTTCAGCTTTAGATATACCTGATTTTGTGCTACCCGCAGTGTATGCTGTTTCAGCATTTTCACCGACGTTAGCAGCTGTTACTGTTCCAGATGCTTGAACTTCAAACAACTGATTCGGATCATCGATAACGTTTGCTACGATGTCGTCAGCTAAAATGCTACCTGGGTAGTAATTACTAAAAGTTGGTTTTTGTGTAGTTGGGTCTGTATAAAAACAACCATTAAAAATACCAACAATAGTATTACCTGCAGCATTAGCGACTTCTAGTGTACCAGTGGAAACGAGTTCAACTGGATCACCTTGGAAGATGGCAGTACCATAGTTATTGGCAATAGCATATTCAGTTTGCCCTTGGTTTGATACTCCGCCACCCACCTTTTGTACGGGTCTGAACCCGAATGGTGCGTCTACGTTTGCCATAATATTACTCCTTTGTAATACGTGTTAATATTGGTCGTCTAACAAACCGTGCCGATTACGACTTGTTTCCTGAACCAAAAGTTACTTTGGTTTGCCTTTGGGGTTTACTGATCGGCATCCTTGGATCCTCGACTTTCAATAGATCATTGTCAACAGCTTGCTTTTGGCCCTCTGTTAATTGTCTGTAATAAGCGTTTCGCTCTTCAATTGTCTCTATTGGCATACGAGCTAACAGCAACCCACCTACCCCTATCACACCAGCGTGCTTACCGTCTTCGATAGTAGGAAGTTCCCAGTCAGGATACTCGTCGGCTCGAACTAATTCCCAGCCTTCTCGTAATTTACCACTGATGTTCTTATAATCATCAAATCCTCTGACTGATTCCCTTATCCATCGATGTCTATAACCATCTGGAGCTGGGGGTGCGTCTAATGCAGAAGGTCTTGTCCAACCTTTTTTACGAGCTGTCTTTTCCCTTGTCTCATTAGACCTAAGCGTTTTATTTACCATATTATCTCCAATCTATACATATTTTGCGTATTCTTCAAGGGGAACGCCTAATTTTTTCGCTATCGCTACTTGACTAGGAGTTAGCTTCACCTTTTTAGAACCACTTGATTTTGATGTTCGAGATGCTCCAGCAACTGTTTGAGGAGCTTTTTCTCTTACTTCTTTGGTTTCTTCTTTAGCTTCTTGATTAAATTTATGTGGAAATTGATTTCTCATGTATCCATTTATTTCCTCATAATATTCATCACTTTTAGGATCAAATCCTTCTCTTAAAAGTTTTTTGTGATGAGCTAAAGCAGTAAAAGTCATTGCTTCATCTTTACCAAACCAATCATTATCTTCTGCCCACTGCTCAGCTCTAGGATCAGGCTGTCTTGGTGCAGTTTGTTGTGGTTGTGCTTTTTCAGCCATCAAACCTTCTTGTTGTTTTAATAACTGTTCTCTTTGATTTTTAGAAGCAATTGCTCTTTCTTCTTCGATCGCTAATCTTGTCAAAGCTCTTTGAGCCTCGACTTGAGCATTAACGTCGTTGTTATACAAAGCGTCTTGATAAGCTTTTTTAGCTTGTTCAATCTGAGACTTAACTCTGGTCTCGTACTCTGTAATATAGTTTTCATCCAAAGATTTAATCTTACCTTCATACTCTTCATATTTTTTCTTTGCTGTTTCTGCAAATCGAAGAGCTTCTTGTTCTCTTTGTTCAGTTTTCTCTATACGATCTAAAAGTTTTTTAATTCTTCTTTGAACGTTCTTAGAGTATTTATCTAAATTATCATCTTTAGAATCGTCTCCTGAGTCTTCCTCATTAGATTTTTCTACTGGTTGTTCTGTTTCAGATGTGGCTTCTTTTTCTTCAGCCTTATTCTCTTCAGTAGATTTATCTTCTTCTTGAAGTTCAACCTCTTGACCCTCTCCTGTAGTGTCAAGGTCTACCATTTTTTCTTCAGCCATAATTATCTCCTTAGTAGATTGTTAATACGTCTTCAGGTGATTTTAATTTAGCTAAAATTTCATCGTCGTTAAGAATACGAATTTCTCCACCTTCAATTTTAACTCTGGATCCCGCATATCTTGCAAAGACTACCCAATCACCTTTTTTACACCATGGTCCGTTGGGAAACTTTTCTTTATCAGCATAAGCGTCTTGACCCATGCTTAAAATTAAACCAACGTTGGTTGTTAGTTGTTGTTCTTCAATGGCTTTATCTGTGAGATATAAACCACCTTTTGTTTTATCAACACCTTTATAAGGCAGAACAACCATTCTCCATCCTGTTGCTTGAGGTATTCTTTCTAAAGCAGGACCTTTGTCTTCTTCTTTCTTTACTTCTTTTACTTTAGGTTTTTTATTAAAACCTTCTGGTAATATTAATTTACTCATCGTCTTTCATCACCTTTCCTAAAACTTGTTTGTAGTCGATTAAAAACATCTCCATTGCATGAAGTTTTCCTAATGCGTATTTGTAGTCTTCAAAGGAAACAATATTTTTAGAAAGAACATCATCTTTATATTCGTCAATTCTTTTTTGAATTTCCTTTTTTACCAAATAGTCAAAAGACTGTTGCATTATTTTTTAAATTTTTTGATAGCTAAATCAGTTACTTTTAAGCCGAAGCTACTTGCGATAGCAGCCATTAATGCCCAAATGTACCAGTCCGGGAGACTGTCTAAAGTAGTAAAACCTTCTTTTAATTTATCGATCCACTCGTATTTACCAAAGAATATAGCTCCAAAAACTATAAGGAGTGGAATTGAGAGAATGACGGTGAACCATTCATCACGCCAAGAGTTTTGCATATTTTTTTGAGTTTCAATGGCATAGGCAATTTCGCCCTCAGCCATTTTTCTAATATGCGTTTGCTCAGCCTGAGCCATAAGCTTTTTAGTCTCTGTCTTTGTCTTAACAACATCGACTACGCCTTTTAAAACTGTGGGAACTAGATTCCAGAGCATGACCAGTATCCTATCACAAAGAATATAACAGCTATAATAGCGTCACGCTTCTTTATACTAGAAGACCAGTCTTTAATTTTTCCAAGTATATTCATTAGAATACTCCTTCAAATTTAAGACCTTTTGATGCTATTCCATAACCACGCTTGTGTTTTTTATCCTCAGGTACAGACTTCACTTCCATGATCTTACCTGGTGGAATAGATTCACCCTGTGAAACAGGGCCCTTTTTTGGAGGTATTGTTTTTGTTAAACGTTTTTTCATTAGTGTAATGTTAGACTATTTTCCTGATTTTTCAAATAACTAATTTGCTGTGCAATATAACTATCTGCTGCTAGTTCACCATAAGCATCAACCAATGTTTCACGACTCATTGATAACATCACTTGAGCTAATTCAATTAAATCAACGCCTTGCTCTGATTGTTGTTGAACAAAATCTCTTATTTCATCGATAATCTTTTGAACTCTTTTTTTAGTTACTTCGTCAATCATCTTTAAATGATATTCTGATTTTAGTTTATTTTCCATTTTTCTTTTCTACTTTCTTTATTGTGCCTTTGTTTTTAGAAGCGTAGAATACTTGTTCACCTTTTTTCTTTCCGTAACTTTTCTTCATTGACTTCATAATCTTTTTACCTTTGCTTGTTAATGGCATCTCTTCTCTCCTGATTTAGAGTTTGGGTTGTCATCTTGTCGTACTGAACTTCAGCACGTTTGTCTGCAATATCATAATCTTTTTGTATTCTTGCTTGATCAATCGCAGTTCTTTGTCTAAGTCTCTCTGCATCTAATTGTAATTTCGCTTGATCTACTTGTGCATCCATTTGATCTTTTTGAGCGTCTTGTGCTAGCTCTTGTTGTTTTAATTGTACAACTGGATCAGGTTTACCAGCACCACTTAACTGTCCTGAAAGCTGTTTAATTTCTGCCATGAACTGTGCTTCTAATTTTGCAATAACAGAATCTAATTGATCTTGAGGAACTTGTTGTTGTTGAGCTAAGAACATCGCTTGTTCTTTTGCTTTTAATGAAACATGTTCTAAGACGTGTTTTTGTAACTTCATGGCCATAGGAGGATTACCTAGAATCATTTGATTAGTTCCGAAGATTAAGTGATTTTGAATGTGAGCATCATGATCTTGTGCTTCAAAAGCTTTCATTAAATTACCATCGAGTAAATCAGAGTGCTCCGTGGCTGGATCTTTAGGAGCATTAGGACTATCTTTTCTTAAAATCTGATCAATATCTTTGACACCTAAAGCTTCATACATTCTTCTGTAAGCTTCTTTGATATTGTGAATATCAGGGGCACTTTGTGCTAATTGTAATTCGGTTTGAGCTAAAGTTACTCTTTGAGTTGTAGAGAATATGTTTGGATCAGAGACAGGTAAAACATCCACACGATCACTGAAGTCTTCAGCTTTGACAGTTCGATCTGCACCTTCAACAGAATAAGGATATGTTTCAGGTAGATAATCAGCAAAGACATCAAACAATAATTTGAATTCTCTTTTCTGAGAATAGTGACATCTTTTGTGAATACCTGACATCACTTTTGAGCCCCTCTCTAATAATGCCATGGTTGTTCCCACAGGAGCATTTTGATTCGCGTCTCCCACTTGCATATCAGTGATAGCAGCAAATCTTTGACCTGATTGAACAACAAATCCTAATAGGCTGTATAAGGTCTGAGAGGGTTCTTTGTAAGGTAAAGGCATAAGAGCATTTCTTAAATCACCATTCGGTGCATCAATGTCTCTAAATTCTCCTGGTTGTATCGGTTGATCATCGTCTCTCATTCTAAGTCCACGTGACTTGAATCCTGCTGGTAAGTTCGCTAACGTACCTGCGTCTATTAACTGTCGTAAAATTTTAGTTGCTGTTCTGGATAAAGATCCAATTAAATGAATCAAACCAAAACCGTAGAAACCTAAACCTGGTAAAAACTTGTAATGAACAAAATATCTTTTCTTTAATCTTTTCTCATCATCCTTCTCATAGTTTCTTCGAATGCCCACCACTTTACCTGAGCTATCCTCAATTGTAACAATGTAAGGTATTTTAATTCCTGTGGGCTCACCATCCATGCCTTTGTCTTCAAAACCTTCAAGGTCTAAAGATACATGGAACTCATATAATCGAACAGACTTGTCAATGTAAGAAGGTCGAACACCTTCCATTTCATCATACTTTTTTTGTATTTCAGAAGGATCTGCTTCTGAAGGCATGATATCAATATCTTTATAAAAACCTGAAACTTGTTTTTTTCTAAAATCGTTATAACTCATGTTTACAATCTGTGTAATTCTCTCACAAGAATCTAAATCACTTGCCATGTAGTTGACGACTAAATCTTCAGCTGGAATAAATTTGGATACTGCTCGATCCATTAATTCATCGTAATAAACTTTTTTAAATGTTGAACCTGCTAAGGGTAAATAAAATAACATCTGATCATACTCTGGAGTGTAGTCTTCCATTTTGTTCATCAACTGATAGTTCATAAACTCTTGAACACGTTGTGACTGAGAATATTTTTCAGGAGTTTCTTCTCCCATGATTGCTGTTCTTACAGGACCCCCTGCTGGTAATAATTCTTTAAAAGCAGTTGCTTGAAACTGTGTAGCACTTTCAGCTAACAAAGGATGAGTCACACCACTTGCACCTGAGAAAGGTTTGGTTCTTTCCTCGTATTTTAATCCTAATAAATCTAAACCTTTGATATACGATTCTTCCCAATCTTTTCGAGAAGAACGATCATTTTCTAATTCACTTAATAATTCATCGGACAGTTGATCTAAATCTCTGTCATCCATGGCTTCAGCTAAGTTTGAATAAAACTCTACTTCTTCAGGGATCGCTGACATCGGATCGAAGTCAAGAGTTGCACCTCCCTATTTGTCCCTTTCAATTTCTATTCCTTCAGGAGT